TGTTCCGTCTACACCTTGACTGCCTATTGCTAATGTTTCCTGACCACTGCTTAATCCGTCACCGGATAGTTGCATTGCAAAAGTTGCAGCTCCGTTAGTTGCTGAATCTGTTGCTATTGCTGCAATGATACCTACAATCTGACTTGCTCCGCTTGGAACTTGTACAGATGCTGTGGTGGACTGACCATATAGAGAATCTAATGCAGTGAATGTATCAGCTGCAGTGATTGCTCCCTCTCTCGTTCGATAAAAAGCCATAACGTAATTCCTCTAAGCTCGGATCCTGATAGGACCAAATTTAGCGAGGGTACCTGAAGTAAATCCTTTAGATAATGCCTTGGCAACGAATGCACCTGCGAGCGTTGCTGTGATCTTACTTTTGTTGGAAATTGCATTTGATTCTAATGAACCCAATGCTCCTTTAAAATTTCCCTTAACTGCTGCATCTAATACAGATGGTATGTCTAGGGATTGTGACAAGCTTAAAGCAGTCCCAGCTTCTATTGCTGAAACGCTGAATGTTTTTTTTGCTCTTCTACGTGGAGCCTTTCTGCGTGGTGCCATAGATTACTCATTACTGAGTAGCATATAAAGATTTATATAGAAATTCTACAAATGTAAAATAATGAGTGACCCAAAGTATAACTTCGGATCCCCTTCAAAAATGAAGGGATTGTCAGCAGGTGAAAAGGCAACTGTAAAGTTCCTAGATTTGCCCGTACAGATAGAAACAGAAGAGTATGGAACTAAGTTTGTTCTCCCTATTCTTTTGTTATCTCATCCTCAGTATCCTTCTCTTTCTTCTAAGGGTACCAAAATGGTTTGGCAAACAAACTGTTTAGTTGTAAGAGAGACAGTTGTGCCTTTAGTTAAAGAGGACAACAAAGAATTCATGAAAGATTATTACGATCTAACATGGGAAATACGATGCGAGGATGATGGATCTATATGGCTGAGCAACGCGTAGTAAAGCCTAAAGATAAGATAAGTCCTATAGAACGATTTCTATACGAGTGTTGTGGTGACTTAGGCCACATAAAAAAAGACCATAAACGAGATGCTAAGCCGTGGTACAAGTATGATCGGCTACATTGGAAGTTGTCACAGCTTGGTTATGAACTATGCCAAGCAAAATGTAAATGTCTCAATATGGAGGAGTTTAGAAAAGGTCTTTAATTCTTCTTTACGCACCTTTTTATTTAAAGAAAGAATAAGGATAAGAGGAGTTGAAGGTAAGGAAAGGTACCCTAGAGTGACATAAGGTACCTTTCCAAGCCATTATGATATTAATATTGGGGTATTTAACCCTAGACTATTGCTTATACATCCCTTTGATCGGCTTGGGAACCGTTGTTTCGGGGGGTGTTTCTGTGTTATTAGAGCCTTCATTGGGGCTTTTATCGCCAATTAATGCACCTAATCCACTTTTATTGGCCATGTATTCAACCATTAAACTTGTCCAATCTCCGTTTTTTGCTGCTTTCCTAATTCCGTTCATTGGATCTAAGTCAGCCGCTTTTTTTGTCATTGCTCCAACTGAGCCAAAAAAAGAATCTTGAAAGTTTTGTAATTTGTCATGCATTCTATCTTCTATTTCATCAATTACAGGTTCTAAACGTATTACGAGCCATCCTTCCTCATCCATTTTTTGCTCCCATTTTTGTATAATCCAATCTCGTAAAACAAAACGATATAGTCCTAAAATTAAAATAATTTCTGCAGTAAAAAATACTGCTAAGTCAAAAATCATATGTATTTGCTTAATGCCTCTCCAATAATCTCGGAAGTGTAACCTTTGCCGATCATACACGCTGTAACTCTAGGACCAAATGCTAACCTTGTAATTGCATTATTTTTTAGTCCTTTATGTTTCTCTAAGCATTTTTGGAAATCTGATATAAATTTACTTTTTTCACTCGGGTCTAATACAAATGGATCCACAATTATATCTTTTACTTTATCCGTTGTATTATCTATAAAATCATCAACTTTTTCATTAAGTTGCAATGACACTAAATAATCTTTTAATTTTAGTCCGGCCACACCGGTGAGACTAGCCGCTGCAACAGCTAACGGTATGGCTGGGTTTTCCAACAATGAATTTATTCTTTGTTGATTATAATATTTACTAACAGCTTGTTCTTGAGCTTTTGTTACTTTGATTAGTTCAAAGCCTTCGGGTATTAAGGCAAACGGCATTATACTAATCCCGACGCAACACCCTTTTCAATAAGATACGAAATAACGATGAGTCGAATAACAAGTTGTTCAAAGCTTTTATCTTCATCGATCCACCTTGACCACATTTAATTCCTATATCTCTTCATAAACGATTTAATGCCACTAATCACTTTTTCTTTTACTCTTTCTGGGCCTGTAGATGGAGCCGTGCCTGATGTGGTGCCATTTACCCGAATGGACTGTTGAGTTCCATCAGGCAGCAACCCTTTCAGTAGCAAAAGTTCTGTAATCATTTACTAATACTCTTTAGTTTAGACATAAACTCTTTGTTTAGATCTAATAATTTGTTAGGTGACATTGTTACATGACTGCGTGGGTTAGTTAGTTTGTCATCCAACAATTGTTTTGTCATACCTGTAATGCTTTTTAGTTTACGTTTTACTGCTGTTTTAGTTAGTCCTTTTGCCATTATACAAGCCTCCTATAAGCTAATTCAAAATCTGTAGGATCACCGGCATTATTTGTTAATTCAATTACAAAATTTAATTGACCGGCACATCTATCAAATATAGTATAAACGACCCATGCATCAGCCACACAACTATTAGATGTATCTTTTAACACTTCGTCAAAATTATTATCGATATAGCGTGATGCTCCCATATAATTTTGTTCCGCACCGGCTGCAACTGGCGATAAATTAGCAAATCTTACGGTATCTGGTCCCATTCTGCCAATAAGTCCAACTGTATCGGATCTAGATGATTTAATAGCTAGTTGTAAATGTCTAAAACCGGCCATATTAATATGATTTTCATTACCAGTATCTGGAAATAATACAGTAGCACCGGCTGCTATTTGTTCAGCTTTTGTAATACCAATAAAGTTTTCATCATCTGATTTAGTTCCTTTCCAGTTTCCGTTTTCATCTACAAAACCTGTGTTTAATGTAGGTTGAATATATTGTGGTACTTGTATCGTTCCGTCTACTGTTGCAGACTGTACACCGGCTTCACGGGTTAAAGACCATGGGGCATATCCCGTTCTTTCGTAAGGCATTAAAGCCTCTAAGCGAAAACTAAGGTAACACTAGCTTGAGCTGATCCGACATCAACATCCATTGCTACTGCAACAGATACTTGGTTAGATCCAACAACCGGAATTGCTACATCTAATGACATAGGCATATTTGTCATACCATTACTGGCCGGTGTTCCGTCTACACCTTGACTGCCTATTGCTAATGTTTCCTGACCACTGCTTAATCCGTCACCGGATAGTTGCATTGCAAAAGTTGCAGCTCCGTTAGTTGCTGAATCTGTTGCTATTGCTGC